GCCGCTGGCGCTGTCGCTGCCGCTGGCGCTGTCGCTGCCGCTGGCGCTGTCGCTGACGCTGTCGCTGACGCTGGCGCTGTCGCTGTCGCTGTCGCTGGCGCTGGCGCTGTCGCTGACGCTGTCGCTGACGCTGCCGCTGACGCTGTCGCTGCCGCTGACGCTGCCGCTGACGCTGCCGCTGGCGCTGATAACCGCTACTGGCAGATCCGCGACAAGGTGTATGAGGCTGCGAAGGCCGCGGCGATGAAGGTGTATGAGCCGCGGATCGACAAGGCGACGGACGAGGCGTTTGTGTTGCTTGATTCGATGCTCCCCGCATCGCCTATCCAGACTCCTGTCCACGGGCTCGATCTGATCGGGGCGTGGCTCTGATGTCACTCGGAGATCGCTTCTGGTCGAAGGTTGAGAAAACCGACACCTGCTGGTTTTGGACGGCCGCGAAGTCCGATGGTTATGGCCGCTATAGCAGCGACGGCAGGCTTGCTCCAGCACATCGCGTGGCATTCGAGGATTCACACGGACCGATCCCGCATGGGCTGGAACTCGACCATCTGTGTCGAAACCGGGCCTGCGTGAATCCCGCGCACCTGGAGCCAGTAACAAGTGCCGAAAATAAGCGCCGGAGTCCGCTGGTCGGTAGACATGCCAACCGCGGAGATCTGCCGCGAGGGATGTCTCACCACCAGGGTGGGAAGACGCATTGCAACAACGGCCACCCGTTCGACGCCGAGAACACGCACATTCGCGCAGACGGGTCGCGCTGCTGCCGTCTCTGCCGCGCGGCCGCGGGTCGGCGGTACCGGGCGCGATTGTCGCTTCCGCCGGAGCCGTTGCTGCCCGTGGCGGAGGAGTGCCGTGAGGTTGCTGCGGCGTTCGGGCGGGTGGCGGCATGAGCACCGACCTCGTCCAGCGCCAAGCCGCAATCAGTGAGTGGAGCGAGGGCTTCCGCAAGCTCGTCATGGAAACCGTGCTTCAGCCGAAGAGCCGCGCCGCCACGCCAGCCGAGCTTGCGCTCCTCGCTGAGCACGCTGTTCGTACCGGCCTGGATCCGATGGCCCGCCAGATATACGGGATCTACCGCAAGTCCAAGGGCGTCGAGAAGATGACGCTACAGGTCGGTATTGACGGTCTGCGCACCATCGCCGAACGCACCGGCCATTACCTCGGGCAGTCCGGGCCGTACTGGTGCGGCGAGGATGGTGAGTGGCACGAGGTGTGGTTCGCGTCCGGGCCGCCCGCTGCCGCAAAGGTCGTGGTGCGCAAGGTGATCGCCGGGAACATTGCCGAGACCCCGGCTGTTGCGCATTACACCGAGTACGTCCCGATGTGGGACGGCAAGCCGCAGGGGTTGTGGCAGGACAAGCCTGCGTTGATGCTCGCGAAGTGCGCTGAGGCGTTGGCGTTGCGTAAGGCGTTCCCGCAGGACATGTCGGGCCTGTACACCGATGATGAGATGGGCCGTGCGGACGCCCAGGCCGTCCCTGCGGTTCGGGCGGTGCCCGATGAGCGTGGCGAGCTGGTGCAGGGCACAGTCGTATCGTCGCCGGCCCCGTATGTGGGTGAGGACGACATCGGCATGATGAAGGGTGCGGCGAAGGGCCTGAAGTTCCTTGCGATCAAGGATGCCCTCGCGCGCGCTGGGGTGAATGTCGGGGCGGCACCGAACGCGGCTGAAGCCCTGGCCCTGGTGACGGTGGAGCAGGTAGACGCCGCGGTCGCACACCTGCAGAACACGTCACGGGAGCTGATCGCATGAGCCTCCCCATGATGCTAGGTGCGCAGCCGGGCCTGATCGAGCGGAACACCGGGGAGGTCGTTCCGCTCACGGCCGCGACCACCGCCCATATCGCGGAAATCAGGGATTACGTCCGTGACCTGGAATCCCAGCTGAGAGAAGCAAAACACCTTCTGGACGCGGAGGTCGTGAAGCGCATGGATCTGGCGTGCTCATGGACGCTACGTGACGGGCCGTGGGTGCTGACCGCCCCGGCGACGGACACGGTTGAGGTGTACGACGGTCACGCGTTGCGCACCGATCTTGAGGGCCTGGTTGGTGACGGTCTGATCGCACAGGAAGCCGTTGATGCCGCCGTCGAGGTGCTCGTGGAGTACAAGCCGCGGGTTGCTGGGATCAAGGCCCTGCTGAAGCGGGGTGGTGCGGTCGCTGAGATTGTTGATGCGCACCGCACGACTGCGCAGCGGGATCGTCGGGTCAGCGTGAAACGCGCATGACCACACCTTTGGAGGCGATGGACAAACTCACCGCGCTCGCCGACGAGCTCGGGAACTTGTCCTCAATGCTTGCCCAGGTCGAGCGTGACCTTGAACCCGTCGACCGGGACTACGTCGCGTTCACGGACATGCACGACATCGGCCTGTACGAACGGTCGGTCAGCGAGGACGGCTTCAAGCTGCCGTCAGCGGAAATGCGGTTGAAGCTCGCGAACCGCGCGATGGCACCCGAACTGTACGGGCGGCGCACCGCCCTGGTGAAGTCCCGGGAACGAATCATCAAACGCATCAGCGACCTGAAGAGCCAGATTGAGGCGCAGCGGTCGATCCTGTCGGCGCTGAAGCTGGAAGCCGAAGCGACCGGGGGCCGCCGATGACCGACCGCCCCACCGGCCTGGTGTCAGCCGCTCGCGTCATCGAGCAGATCATGGCTGCCCGCGAACCGGAGTACACCTGGACCGTCCACCAGCGCGAGCACCGGGCCGCGGCGTGAGCGGCATGCGTTCACGCCGCAAGGGCGCCAATGCGGAGTTGGAGGTCATCGACTTGCTGCGCGCCGCCGGCTGGACCCATGCACATAGGAACTTCGGTTCCGGGTCCGCCGGTGGTGGCGACATCGCCCGCGGCCCGCAGGGATGTGCTCTAGAGGTCAAGCGCACCGAGGCGTTCCGGCTGCGTGACGCATGGCGCCAGGTCAACGAGGACGCCATCCCCCGCGGCGACATGCCGGTCGTGCTGCACCGCTGGAACGGTGGCCCGTGGCTGGCGATTGTCGAGGCCGACGAGCTGCTGGAACTGCTGCGAATGAGGGAGATGGCGGCATGAGTTGGGCCAAACTTGACGACCGTTTCGCATCCAACGTGAAGATTCGCAACGCATGGCGTGCGAGTCGCGCGTCAATCGGCCTGTACGTGATGAGCATCACCTACAGCGCGCAGCACGAGACGAACGGCGTCATCGACCAGGGATGGGTGCACGACACCCTGCCCACCAGGCGCGAGCGCGAGGCCGCAGTGCAGGCCCTCGTGAGCGCGGGTCTGTGGATCACGAACGGCGATGGCTACTCGATTCACGACTACCTTGACTATCAACCGTCGCGCGAGTCGATGGAGGCAAAGCGCGCCGCAGATTCCGAGCGGAAGGCGCGTGGACGCGACACGCAGGCGCGCAAACGTCCGCGCGGAATCCAAGCGGACTCCGCGCGGAGTCCAGACGGAGTCCAAGCGGAGTCCAGTGGTCCCGTCCCGACCCGTCCCGACCCGACCAAAGAAACAACCTGGGATCGCTCCAACGTTGATCGCGCGTCCGCGATTCGATCCCCGGCAGGGATTGGGGAGGTGGCCTGATGGGTTCTGTTCCTGAGGGTGCGGGTTTGTCCCCGTCACAGGTTCGTTCGGGTGATGCGTGGCTGACCGGCCTGGAGGTGTCGTCGCGGCCTTCGTCTCCGGGTGAGGTTGCCCGGCAGCGTGCCGCGTCCTCGGAGGCTAGGCGTGTCGCTGCGGGCCAGTGGGTTGCCACCAACATGCCGGACATGCGTCAGGCGGATGGTGGGTTGTGTTCGTTTGCGGTGGCGTCAGCGTTGCGTGTTCGGGACTTGTACCCCGAGTTGCGTGGTGACGAACTGGTGGCCCGGGTGCGGTCGTGGCGTGCCGGGTGGCTGGCTGCGATCGGGACGGGGGATGTGGCATGAGTTACTCAGACTTCCTGGCGGCGAAGCAGGCGCGGGCCCCGCGCGTCGGTGTTGACGTGGATACAGCCGACTTGCATCCGTCACTGTTTGACTGGCAGGCCGAGATCGTCCGGTGGGCCGCTGACGTTGGTCGAGCCGCGATATGGGCGGACACCGGGCTCGGTAAGACCAGGATGCAGTTGGAGTGGGCGCGTGTGTGCGCCGGTGAGGGCTTCGCGTTGATCGTCGCGCCGCTTGCCGTCTGTGCCCAGACTGTGCGTGAGGCCGCGGTCATCGGGATCGACGCGACGTATGTTCGCGGTGACGCTGAGGTCAGCGGGCCCGGGATCTACGTCACGAACTATGAGATGGTGACGCGCTTTGATCCGGCGCGGCTCGCGGCCGTTGTGCTGGATGAGGCGTCGATCCTCAAGCAGTCAAACGGCGCTACCAGGACCATGCTCATCGAGCACTTCGAGATGGTCCCGCGCCGGTTGGCGTGCACCGCGACACCGGCACCGAACGACCCGGAGGAACTGACCAACCAGGCGGCGTTCCTCGGCACCATGACGAGGGCGAACATGCTGGCCGCGTATTTCGTCCACGACCAGGACGGGTGGCGGCCGAAGGGCCACGCTCGCGGCCCGATGTTCCAATGGATGGCGACGTGGGCTCTGGCTATTCGCCGGCCATCGGACCTCGGTTACCCCGATGACGACTACGAACTGCCGGGCCTGGAGATCCTGCCGCACTTGCTCCCGGTGGATCTGGACGTTGAGGGCCAACTGTTCGCCACCGAGCTTGGTGGTGTCGGTGGCCGCGCGCAGATCCGCAAGGCGACGCTCGTCGCCCGATGCGAACGCGTTGTGGAGATCGTCAACGCTTCGCACGAACTGGCAGCGATTGGTGATAAACTGGCAACGTGGGATGGAAGCCCGAGTACGCCGAAAACCGACGCCGGAAGTACCAGTCGGACGCGGCCGAGCGGGAGCGCCGAAAGGCCCAAGGACGAGACCCAAAAGCGAACCGCGAGTACATGCGCGACTACTACGCCGCCAACCGCGACGCCTTCAAGCAGTACCAGCGCGACACCGCCGAGCGCCGAAACGCTCGCCGCCGAGAGCGCTACGCCAGCGACCCCGAGTTCCGTGCCGAGTGCATCCGACTCAGCAAGCTGCGCGACCCAGAAGCAGTCCGCGACGGACGGCTCCGCAAGGCCTTCGGCATCACCGCAGCCGAGTACGACGAACAGCTCGAACTGCAGGGCGGAGGATGCGCCATCTGCCGCGTTGAAGTTGGCGACGGAGCCGGCCGCCGACTCGCCGTCGACCACTGCCACGACACCGGACGCATCCGCGGGATCTTGTGCAGCGATTGCAACCTTGGCCTCGGAAAGTTCCGAGACGACGCACTACTACTCGCACGCGCCATCGAATACCTCGGCCGCGCTTGAGCCTTGGATCGTCTGGTGCGGGCTCAACGATGAGCAGGACGCGCTAGCTCGAGCGTTCGGGGACCGGGCGTTCTCGATCTTCGGGAGCCAGACACCGGAGCAGAAGGTCGACTTGCTCGACCGGTGGCTCGCCGGCGAGCGCCCCATCCTCATCACCAAGACGTCGATCGCCGGCATGGGCATCAACGCCCAGCACTGCGCCCGCATGGCGTTTGTCGGCCTCTCAGACAGCTACGAGGCGTACTACCAGTCGATCCGTCGCTGCTACCGCTACGGGCAGCACCGTGTCGTGCACGCCCATGTCGTGCTGTCGGAGATCGAGGCGCAGATCGCCACGAACATCGCTCGCAAAGAACGCGAGTCCACCAGTGTTATCGCGGAACTCGTGATCGCGATGCGCGCCCATCATCAGACCGAGAGGCAGACAGCATGAGCAACGAGGATGTCTACGTCACCGACGATGGCGAAGGGAAGAACTGGTGTGTGATGCTCGGCGACTCGTGTGAGCGCCTCGCTGAGATCCCTGACGACAGCATCGGACTGTCCGTGTCGTCGCCGCCATTCGCATCACTGTTCACCTACTCGCCGTCATCGCGCGACCTGGGCAACTCATCGACCCGCGGCGAGTTCCTTGAGCACTACGGGTTCATCGTCCGTGAGAACCTGCGCGTCACGATGCCCGGCCGCGTTGCCTGTGTGCACGTCCAGCAGCTCACGACCACCAAGACGACGCACGGGTTCATGGGGCTGACGGACTTCCGTGGTGAGGTGATCCGCTGCTACACCGAGAACGGCTGGAACTTCAACGGTGAAGTCACTGTCTGGAAAGACCCCCAGGCGCAGTCCATCAGGACACGGGCCCACGCTCTCGCGTTCCAGACGAAGAATCGGGACTCGGCGATGACCCGGCCGGCGCTCGCCGACTACCTCCTACTGTTCCGCAAGCCCGGCGACAACGATATTCCGATCAAGAACGACGTCACCAACGACGAGTGGATCGAGTGGGCATCCCCGATCTGGTCAGACCACCACGAGGGCGGATGGCTGACCGCCAACGGCAACATCTGCCCGGTGTGGTGGGGCATCCGCGAAACGAACACGCTGAACGTCAGGGTGGCCCGTGATGCCGACGACGAACGGCACATCTGCCCGTTGCAGCTCGACTTCATCGAACGGTGTGTCCGGCTGTGGTCCAACCCCGGTGAGACGGTGCTCTCCCCATTCGCCGGTATCGGCTCTGAGGGGTACGTGTCGGTGCGGCTCGGCCGCCAGTTCATCGGCTGTGAACTCAAGCCGTCGTACTGGCAGACGGCGTGCGCGAACCTCACTGCCCTCGAGCGTGAGATGGCGCTGCCGACGCTCATGGACGAGGAGGCACGTCGTGCCGCATGACCATGCCCAGAGGAGGGCTGCGTTGCAGTCCGCGAACGAGTTGCGCTCGGCGCGTTCTCAGTTGCGGTTGCAGGTGCGTGCCCGTCAGGTCGATGTGCGTGACCTGCTGCTGGATCCGCCCGCAGTGTTGTCCGGCATGAGCCTGCTCGAGGTGTTGTTGATGGTGCGTGGTGATGGGCGTCGGTCGATGGCGTGGCAGGCGAGGATTGGTCGTGCCGCGGTGTTTGCCGGGGTGAATCTGTTGATGCCGGTGGAGCGTGCGTGTCTTACGTCTCGCGTGTGGTGCGCGGAGAACGCCCCCACGGTTCGGGTGCGGCGGGTGGCGGCATGACGCCGTCCCGGACGATCGACGCTGCCACCCAGGCCAAGCTCGACGCGATCACCGTGATCGAGGAACACCTCTCGTGGGCCACATCCGCGCTCAAGGTCGCGTACGAGGACGCCGTCGCCCTGTACGGCGAGCCCGCGGTCAAACAGACCTATCTCGGTCGGCGCATCGCGACCGCCCAACTCGCGGCGGACTCCGCGTTCCGTGAGTGCTGCGCTCAACAGCACTACGTCCGGGAGGGCGAGGACTGATGGACGCAATATCAATCGCAGACCGGGAGATGGCCGCATGACCGATTTCAATGATGACTACGACCCGGAGGTCCTCGCTGACCTTGCGGACTTGTCGCGTAAGGCGTTGCGGGAGGACGCGCCGGAACCGGGGCTGGCTGAGCGGCGTCGTATCCGTGAGGCCGCCAGGACCGCTGGTGAGCGTGCTGATGACCGTGAGGCCGACCGGATGGCGGCGCGTGACGGCTTGAGTCCGGGGTGGTGAGCGTGATGCCGTCGCAACCACTGAACCTGCCTGCCGGGACGCGCTGGACCAACCCGCGATGGTGCGGCGTGTGGACCGTGGCGACGGTCGGCCCGAAGTGGGTGACGCTCGCTTGCGGCACCACCGCAGCCGGTCCTCGTCGCGTTCCCCGGATGACTTGGCCGATGGATGGTGTGACCGAATGGACACGGGCATGAACCTGGACGTGGAGGATCAACCCATGAGTGAGGACAAGATGAGCACCACAGGAACGGACGGAAGGGGAAGGACCCCTGACCTCCATGCGCGCCTCTTGGTCGAAGTGTCTGAGTGGGGTGACGGGAACGGCAGGTTCAACCTGTGCGTCGATTGCGGAGCGACGGGCTGCCCGCTTTGCAACGGGACTGGCTGGGGCGACTCGCAGTCCCGTCACCTGCGGGCGGTGGACGCATGATCGCGCCCTACGTATTCGACCTAGGAGCAACGGCATGACTGAGGACCAACGTGGCTGCATGTTCGTGGACACGGCCATCAAAACGGACGACGTGCGAACCTACTACGAGATCCCCGACGCGACGGTCGAGCGCATCCGTCAGTACGCCGGGGACGGCGACCGCACCCTCATGTTTGACCAGGCGTGCGAAGCCGTGTGCGACGAGCTGGTGCGGTGCCTTGAGTGCTATGGCGCGCTCCGCGACTCGTATAAGGCCCTCGGTGACCTGAATGCCTGACTCAAACGAGGACGTCCTCACTGACGCGCTGTGCGCCGTCGGCGTGGTTCCGGGGTGTAGCCCGGACGTCGTAAAGGCAGCAATCGTGCTCGTCGAGCAGCACGCCGAGATTGAGCGGCTGAGGGGTTGCCTCGCACTCATCGCCCAAACCACGGCGCTATCAGCGGAAACCCACCGCTTGATGGCTCAGGACCTACTCGGCGGATTCGTTGATCGCGGCGAGGGAGGCTCTTAATGCTTCCGGGCACAACCACCCGTACCACCGGAGGGAACGCATGAGCAGCACAGGCACGGACGAAAGCGAGCTTCCCCTTCGGGCGCGAGTTCTGCTGGCGGTTTGCAAGTCGGACCTGCTGGAAGGACGCGGGACTCCGATGGTGGTCGGCTGCATGGATGAGGTTGTCTGGAATCACTATGACGACGAAACGCTCGACCGACTATGGGGAGAAATGAAGGCCCACGTCGATCCCGGCGGCGACTACTACGAATACCGCGAGGTGATGGTGTCGCTATCGGGAGGGGCGGCGCGATGGGTATTCGATCCGCCGTATATCCCCGCCGAGATCCAAGCCGACGACTCCGTGACTGGAGGGAACGCATGAGGCTCCGGACGATCTGGGTGCAGGCCGACGACACGACGTGGCTTGAGGCCGCGTGGGAAGACGAGATGACCGCCGAGAACCCCAGGGGGTGGGAGGCCGAGATTGACCGCGTCCGCACCCTGGCCCACAAGAACGGCTACGAGATGCGGATGGCCGTCGTGGAGTTCAACGGCGGACCCATCTACGACGCCTTCGATGCACCGGTCATCAAGGGCACCGCATCAGCCATCGACATGACCGGAGGGAACGCATGAGCGCTGACTCACCTTCGGGCAGCACGGGCAAGCCGTCATGGTCTGAGCGCGAGGAGCTGATCCGGCACCTCCAGGCCGAGAACACCCGGTTGCGAGGGCTTGTGGAAGAGGCCCGTCCGTGCGTCGTGTCTGCGTTGAACTGTCCCTCCCACCCCTGGCACGGCTCCGATATGGCGCGGTCGTGGCTCGTTCGTGGAACGAGTCAGCCATGACCATCCCGTCACTGGAGGATCAACCCGTGACACCGGACCGCAAGCCGATCTGCGAGGCCTGCGGATCGACTGCCCTCACGTTCGTCACGCGGGAGCGCGCGACCCTCTGCGTCAGATGCGCTGACAGCATCGACGCCTACCGGGAGAGCCACGCTGATGACCGATAGCCCCCGTCCACTCTCGGGCCGCGCGGGGGAGCCGACCCCGGACCTTAATCGCGCCGCCCGGTGGCTCGCTGACGAGTTCGGGATGACCGACGAGTCCGACGGGCACATCGTCTACATGATGACGTTCTATGACGCGGACTACTGGCGGCACCTCGCTACCGGTGTCCTGAACTCGGCGGGGGCGGTGAGCCGGGATGCTCTGCTGTCCGACGATGCGGTGATGGCGGCTCAGGGCGCTCTAGACGACGGCCCGTACGGGGACGCGCCAGGGTACGACAACGCCGGGGAAGCGTTGCCGTTCCTGCCGTCGATCCGTGTCGCCCTCCGTGCCGCCATTGGCTCCGCGGCCGGAGGGCACGCATGAGCACACCCCTGCGCTGTCGCATCCTCGGACACAAGACCCATCACGGCGGCATCCTGAGGTTCGTGCCCGCCGAGCCACGGAACGACCGCAGGCTCATAAAGCGCGGATTGCTCTGCGTCCGCTGCGGAAAGCCCATCGACTCCGTGACCGGAAAGGACACACCATGAACACCAACGACAGAATGATCCCCGACAACGCCACCCGGCGCCTGATCGATGCCTGTGATGGCGCGATCGGTGAACTGGCGAACGGCGGCACGCATCGGATAGACGAGATGATTCGTGGCATCGCCAAGATCCGTGACGACATCGCTCAGGGCCGATGGCTGGATGACGAATGGGATCAACTGGAGGCCGAGGTCGAGCGGCTACGTGGGGCGCTGGTCCAGGCCCGCGCCGACCTTGCCGCGCTCCTGCGAGGACACACCCGTGCGATCTGGGCGCTCAAGGGCACCGGCTCCTATACAGACGCGGACTCGACGCCGGTCGCGCTGGCCGCTCAGGACGCGCTCCGTGACCTCAACGCCGCCATCAACTCCGTCACCGGAGGGAACGCATGAGCAGCCACCCCGCGCGAACCGCCACACAAGACGCGCACATGAGAACACTCATCGCCCGCCTCAACATCCTCTCCCAAGCCCCCGCCGCCGGCTGGAACCAAACCGGAGGACAATCCAGTGAGCATCCGGGCGGCAAATGCCCGTCGGGTGGTGGCATGAACGGTCAGGACTGGTGGGATCGGTACACGAACGCACGATCACCAGAACGCGTGATCCGTGAAGCACAAGACGAGCTGCGCCTGGACCGCTACTCCCAGTCATCGAAGACGAGCCCGGAAACCGCGGAGCAGACCGTTCGTCGCATGCTGAAGGAAACCACCGGGTGGACCCCGCAGGCTGTGTCGACGTCGGCGTGGCGCATGAGCGTCACGCAGGTCCGCAAGCACCGCCAGGCCGATGGCAGGGATCAGGAAACCGGGAAGGCATTGGAAGTGCCCGAGCATCCACAGGCCGCCGACGTTCTCAGGTTGAAGGCCGAGGACCCGACACGCACCGTCCGCTACCTGCACTCAGTGACCGGGGTCAAGAAGTCCACGGTGCACGACATCCTCAAACGCGCCAGTTGAAGTTGCAGCCGCAACGTGTTATAGAGTTCGGACAAGGTTCGGGGAGAAGTACGTCTCCATCCTGTACGCCGGTACACCGGCAACGCCGCACCCCATCCGATCCGGTGGTTGGTGCGGCACCACTTCCTCAACGGGCCAGGAGGACACATGCGAACCACGCACAGTGACGGCATGCTCACCACCCCACGCCCGTTGACCCCGCAGGAACGCGCCCGCATCGTGTGGGCGCTCCGTGACGACCCACCCATCCACAAGGGTAAGCGCGACTGGGAACGGTTGCCGCTCACCGGGCCGCTACCGACCACCGCGAAACCAGCACCCCGCCAACCCTGGATGACCAGGGCAAGTCGCGACGCCGCATAACCCCACCCCTCGCAGCATCGGAGGACGGATGTGCTCAAGGTCACTTCGCACCCGATGGTCCGCGCGTTCACATCTGCGGCCTGCGCCTACATCACGGCCTGGTCGGTCTGGCGATCACTGCTACAGGACTCGCGCTCTGCTGGCACGACCGGCGAGACGCACCGTGGAACTGGGATGACTGGGCACAGAGATGACCACGCCTTCCCCGGCGACTGGATGGACACTCCCAAACCCGGGCATGTTCCTACCCAAGCCCAACCCGAAGCCACCGCAATGAGATGGGACTGCGACACCCGCGGACACCTCACCATCGGAGAAGACACCCACGAGTGCCTAGCCTGCGAGCAGCTCGTCAGCAGCACCGACCGCGTCACACACATGGACCGGTCGCGTCCACACGACGAACTGACCGACCCGCGCAGCATCGCAACGGACTACGGACCCGCCGACCTGAACGGCGAACACTTCGCATGACCCGGCGCAACCACCACACCAACAAATGCCTCACCTAGCCGCCTGCATCACCTGCGGCACCCTAACCGCCGACCCCGAACACGCCCGACACTGCCCCAAGCGCCAACACCGCAACGGCAGCACCCGCCAATGGCGACACACCCGGCAACACATCCTCAACCGCGACAACCACACCTGCCAAGTGTGCGGCAACCACGCCACCGAGGTCGACCACATCGTGTCACTGATGCTCGGCGGCACCGACCACGAATCAAACCTCCGCGCGCTCTGCCGACCCTGCAACAACCACAAAGGCAGCAGCTCAACCTAAAGGGGGGGGGCTCGCCACCACGGGACGCGCAGGCACGGACATCCCGTCCGATTTCGCGCGCGCCGGGCTTGCTCAGATGTTGCCGGGCGGTTTCGAACAACAGTCAGATGCGCGCCCGAAGCGTGGAGGTGGTCCAGTGGCTAAACGTGCTGGCGGTGGTGCCCCTGGCGGTATCGGTGCTGAGTTCTCGTCCGTATGGCGACTGGCCCTGAAGGCGCTTGAGGACCAGGGCACTTGGCAACCGCAGATGCGACCCCTGCTCGATGAATATGCGTTCGCGCTTGAAGCTGCGGAGACCGCGCGCCTGGCGGATGAGCAGACGCAGTGGGATCGGCATGTGAAGCGTGCGGCGGCTTTGGCGGATCAACTTGCTCTGACACCTCGTGGACGGAAGGCGGCCGGCATTGTCGAAGACGCTAGTGAGCCCGGGAGTCCCTTCGCTGCCTTCCTCAAGGCGGACGAGCTCTCCGCGCGCCGTCAAGCGCGTTGATCCCGGTTCACTGGCGGGGTTCGCGCGGTTCTGTTCGGCGTTGAAGCTGGAGGATGGTTCGCCGTTCGTGCTGCATGAGTTTCAGCGCACGATGCTTGCCGACTATTTCGATGGGACGACGGAGACGTTGATCCTTGTCAGCAAGAAGAACGGCAAGACGACGCTTCTCGCGGCGCTGGCGCTGCATCATTTGATGGTCACGCCGGACGCGGAGTGCGTGATCGCTGCGGCGTCGCGGGATCAGGCGCAGATCCTGCTGAATCAGGCGCGTGGGTTTGTGCGCCGGTCGGGGCTGGATCAGTACATGAGCGTCAAGCAGCGCCAGATCGTGTCGCTGTTGGATGAGGGTGTGGTGCGGGTGATGGCTTCGGACTCGGACACTGGGGATGGTGTGATCCCGACGCTGGCGATCGTGGATGAGTTGCATCGCCATAAGGACAACGGGGCGATGTATGGCGTGTTCCGTGATGGGCTGGGTCCGCGGAAGGGCCGGATGTTGACGATCTCCACTGCTGGTGATGATGTGACGAACTCGCCGCTTGGCCGGATGCGGACGGCGGCGTATGCGATGCCGTCGTTTATTCAGGATGGGGCGTACCGGTGTGCCCGGTCCCCGTCGGGTAGTTACGTGATGCATGAGTGGGCGCTGGATCCGGATGATGACCGCTCGGACATGGGCGTGGTGAAGTCCGCGAACCCGGCGCCGTGGCAGACCGTGGAGGCGTTGCGCCGCCGGTTTGAGTCGCCGTCTACGACGCCGTGGCAGTGGGCGCGGTTTGCGTGCGGTGTGTGGCTGGCTGGTGAGCGTGCGTGGCTTCCCACGGGTGCGTGGGCCGGGTGCATGGATACCGCGGTGAAGATCCCGGACGGGGCTGACGTGTGGCTCGGTGTGGACATCGGCTTGCAGAAGGACACCAGTGCAGTGGTCGTTGCCTACAACGATGCGACTGCGGGTGTGGTCGTTGTGCGCGCAACCGTGTTTCGGCCGGTTGGTGAGATTGGCGGCATGGACCTCGGCATCATCGAGGCCTGCATTCGTGAGCAGGCGGATGCGTTCAATGTGATGGGTGTCGTGTATGACCCGTGGAACTTCACGCGGTCCGCGCAGATGCTTTCGGATGAGGGGCTGAATCTTGTGGCGTTTGAGATGAATAACGCTCGGACGGTGCCCGCGAGCGCACGGTTGTATGAGGCGATCTGTGAGCGACGGATCGTTCATGACGGGGATCCGGTCCTGGCTGCCCATGTGGCCGCGGGTGTGACGGCGGAGACGGAGCGTGGCTGGCGGCTGACGAAGCGCCGGGCGAAGGACAAGATCGATGCGCTCATCGCTTTGATGCTCGCTTTCAGCCAGGCCGACGGGTTCGCTAGTGGTGGAGGTTTCGAATGGTGAGCTTCACGCACAAGAAGAAGGTCCGTCTGCACATCCGTGACGGTGCCCCATCAATCGAGGGCATTCTCGCCGGGCGCACCAAGGGCCACTACATCATCTGGTCACCGCGCGTCCTGGAGTCCGAGGAAGCATCGGTATCGGTGCTAGGCCACGTCGAGGTGCCCGAGCGCAACGTCATGTTCGTGCAGGTCCTCTCCTGATGCTGTTCGCGACCTCGCGCGGCAGTCGGCGCGTCGAGTATGACTCGACGTTCGATAGTTCCGTCCCGATCCCTCGCGCCTCGCAGTACGGCGGGGCAGCATCGTACGCTGGGCAGCGCGTCACATATGAGGCGGCGCTCGGCCTGCCGGCGTTCCTGCGCGGCGTCCGCTTGATCGCCGAGACGACGGCGATGATGCCGATCAACATCAGCCGCGGGTACGGCAACAGTCGCATCATGCAGCCCGATGCGGCGCAGCTTGAGGTGTTGCACAACCCGAACGACGACATGACACGGTTTGAGGTGTGGTCGTACGCGCTGACGAGCATGATCCGCGGCAACTGCTACCTGTTCAAGCAGTACAACGGGTCAGCGGTCGAGGCGTTGTGGCCGTTGTCGCCGGATTGGGTGCGTCCGAAGTACGTGAAGGGTAAGCCGCCGACGTTCGAGGTTCGCACGCCGAAGGCTGCCGCGCAGACGTTCACCTCGCAGACGTTCACCGACCGTGAGATTCTGCACATTCCCGGCATTCTTGTTGATGACGCGAATATTGGGGTCAGTGTCGTTACCGCGTACCGGCAAACGCTGGGGACGCAGCTCGCCCGTCAGGAGTTCGAGGGCCGGTACGTCTCGAATGATGGGGCACCGTCGATCGCCCTGAAGCATCCGGGCAACCCGACGGAGGAGCAGCGCACCGCGATCCGGATGGGTTACGAGAACCGGCATAACACCGTGCGTAACGCTGGACGCCCCGCAATGGTTTGGGGTGGCTGGGACATCACGCCGCTCGCGGTGTCCGCCCGGGATCAGCAGTTCATCGAGAGCATGCAGTTCGGGGTTAAGGATGTTGCTCGCATGCTCGGTGTGCCCGCCGACTTTCTTGACGCTGACATTGTGCCTCGCAACTACCTGCCCGAGCAGGACAACTCGCGGCTGCTGCGTTTCGGGGTGCAGCCGTGGATGAGCCGCCTTGAGCAGGGTCTCGCGCATGACCCCGACCTGTTTCCGGTCGGCCGCGATTTCAACGTTGAGTTCGATCCGAGTGAACTGCTGCGCGCCGACATCAAAACGCGGTTTGAGGCGTGGCGGCTGGCAAGACAAGGTGGCTGGATAACGGCGAACGAGATTCGTTTGGACGAGGGTCGCGAACCCGTTGAAGGCGGCGACGAGATTCAGGTCACCCCCGTTGGTGGCGCCCCGAACGCGAACGGTGCGGAGTCCGGGGATCCGGCCGCGAACCCGACCGCACCTACCCAGACGGCCGACTAGGAGGCCCATCCTCATGCCTGATGCTACGTCGGCGGTCACGGACCGCTGCTACTTCACCGCCCCGATCACCGCCGTCGAGTTCGCCGAGTCCGGTGCCGGCGACGGGCAGATCACTCTCCGCGGTCACGCCGCCGTCTACAACCGGCCGTCGCACGACCTCGGCGGCTTCCGGACGGTCATCGCCCCGGACGCGTTCGACAGCGTCCTGGACACCAACCCGGACGTGCATCTGCTGATCGACCACGACACGAAGTACGTCCTCGCTAGGACGACGAACAAGACGCTCGAGCTGCGGGCGGACCCGATGGGCCTCCACGTCTGGGCTCGCCTCGCACCGACCTCGTACGCGAAAGACCTCGAGGTCCTCATGCGTCGCGGTGACGTTGACCAGATGAGCTTCGCGTGCTCGATCGGCAAGGACGAGTGGCTTCAGAATGAGGCGGGCGACATCACCCGCACCGTCCTGAACATCGACGGCCTCTATGACGTCACCGTCTGTGCGCAAGGCGCCTTTCCGCAGACCGACGCAACCCTCTTGGCTTCCATGTTGGAGGCGGGCCGCGTGATTTCACGGGCCACGAATAACCCCGTCGCACCCCTCGTGGTGGGCGGTCAGGAAGTCGCACCCCTTCTTGGGGTGGGCGGCCAGCAGTACGCCGCGCTCAGGGCTCGTGCCCGTGCGGCGAAGGCAACCCATCGTCAGCCCTAGGGCTGGCTTCTCTCACCCATAAGGAGGGACGATCATGGATCGTCTTACCCAGGCCCGCGAGACGTATGGTCTTGCGGTCACCAGCATGCATGCCGCAGCCGCGGCAATCGAGGACGCCCCCGAGGACGTCACCACCGACCAGATCACGGAGCTCGAGGTGGCGTTCACCGCTGCCGAGTCCGAGGTCACCGAGTCCCAAGCTGTCGTCTCGCGGTTCGAGCGGACCGCTGCGGCTCGCGCCATCGTCGTCCCGGCCACGACGGACACGGGGCTCAGCGTGGAGATCGTTGACGAGCCGATGACGTACCGTCGTCACGGTGAGCACTCGTTCTTCACCGACATGCTCCGGTCGAATCTGCGTAACGACACGCAGGCGCATGAGCGTCTGACGCGTCACATGGCAGAGGTTCGCACCGCTGACCCCGAACGGTTCGCACTGTCGTCCACGGACGCGGCCGGCGGCCAACTGGTGTCCCCGGTGTTCCTGAACGACCTGTTCGTGGACCTGGCGACCGCGGGACGGGCTGTGGCAAACGCCATTGGCTCTCGCCCACTGCCGGACAACACCGACAGCATCAACATTCCGACGCTCGCGACCGGTACGGCCGTCGCGACGCAGGTGGACAATGGTGCGGTCACCGCGACGGATGCGACGTTCAGCACGCTCGCCGCCGACGTGAAGACGATCGCCGGTCTGCAGGACGTCTCCCAGCAGCTCATCGACCGTGCGGTCCCGGGTGTCGATGAGGTCATTTACGCTGACCTGGTCAAGCGGTACAACATTGCGCTTGACGTGAACGTCATCAACAGTTCCGTGGCGAACAACCTCGGTCTGCTGAACGTGGTCGGTGTGAACGCCGTGACGTACACGGATGCCACGCCGACACTGCCGGAGCTGTACAGCAAGCTCGCTGACGGCATCCAGCAGATTCACACGGGCGTGTTCATGCCCCCACAGGCGATCTTCATGCATCCGCGCCGTTGGGCGTGGGCGCTGGCATCGCTCGACACGCAGAACCGTCCGCTCATCACGCCGTACGCGCCGATGAACGCCGCCGGCACCTTCGCCGGTGTCGTGTCGGAGGGTCCCGTCGGCTCGATCCAGGGCGTCCCGGTATGGGTTGACGCGAACATCCCGACCAACCTCGGGGCCGGCGTCAACGAGGACCGCATCATCATCTGTCGTCCCGACGAGATGTTGCTGTGGGAAGCACAGTCCGGGCCGTATTTTGAAGTTTTCAGGGATGTGTTGAGTGGCTCACTCGGCGTTCGTCTGCGTTTGCATAACTATGAGGCTCAGATGTTCGCGCGTCGTCCACGGGCGATTTCTGTGATTTCTGGAACTGGGTGCGTGGCCCCGACGTTCTAGTTGTACGTGCAACTACCTGGGTTCGGTCTGAAAATGACCGGACCCAGGTGGGTTGTGTACCTGTTCATCCATCCCGTAAAGGAGCATCACCATGGCCAACACTGACACCGTCACCATCGAGAAGACCACTGAGGTGCAGGTTCCAGTCACCGAGGACCGCAAGGCACAGACGTACAACATCATCGTCAACTTCGTCGGTGAGGTGCAGTTCGCGTCGACCGACGCTAAGGAGGCTGACGTGAAGCTGGCTGAGCTGGCTCAGTCCCGCTCTGGGCAGGAGTTTCCGCGCCTGTTTCTGATTCAGGGCAAGGGAATCCCGACCGACGCCGAACTGCTCGCGGCAAAGGACTGATGCATCATGGCCCAGGGCGCAGCGGTGTCCGATGAGCAGGCCAAGGCGCACATTGCTGCGCTCTTGGTGGAGCGTGAGGGGTACGAGCGGTCCGGTAAGGGTGACCGTGTCAAGCAGGTCGATGCGGCGTTGAGCGCTGCCGGGCACAAGGCGCAGACGCCCGCTAAGCGGGCGGTGAGGCTCTGATGCCCGCCATTGGTTCGGCCGTCGGGTATGTGGAGGAGGTGTCGGTCGCTTCGGCTGCCCGGACCACCTCGTCGGATTCGGGTGTTCTGCCCGGGTTCGGTGGTGCTTCCACGTTGCGTGTGCAACTGAATGTGTCGGCGGTGTCGGGTACGACCCAGACGCTGGACGTGGTGATCGAGGACACGCTGGATGGCGTGAACTGGAACACGGTCGCCACGTTCACGCAGGCGACGGCTGCTACCCGGCAGGTGGTGAATGTGACGGTGCCGTTCGCGGATCGTGTGCGGTTTCGCTGGACGATTGGCGGTACGACGCCGTCGTTTACGTTCGCGGTGATTACCGCTTCGCAGTCGCCGTCAACCTGATCCGCCTGGGGGGTGACTCGTGGCGACGTATGACTTGAACATCATCGTCGTTGCGGGTGTGACGACGCGCCCGTTGAGCGTGGCGGACTTTGCTACCGCGGCGACGGGGGCGGCGACGGAGGCGACGCTGACGGATGGGACGCTGCGTGTGGGTGGGACGGTCGCGGTCACCGGGCCGGCGACTGACACGCAGCTTCGTGCGTCAGCGTTGCCGGTGTCCGCGGTGGCTCTGCCTCTGCCGGCTGGGGCGGCGTCGGAAGTGACGCTTGCCGCGCAGAAAGCGAACCTGGATTACCGGTACGCGGGCGGCAAATCGGCGTATACGGGTTTGTTGTCCACGGCGGGAGACAACACGGTCATCACTCCGGCGGCAGGGAAGCGCATCCAGGTTGTGTGGGTGAACTTCCTGCCGAACAGTGACAACACCGTGGCGAACCTTGTGACCGTGAAGTTCGGGACGGGTGCCGGGTTCTACCTGAACTACGCGGTGGGGCACTTTGAGGTGTTCACGGGGGCCGTGGACCAGTCGGTTGTCGTGAACCTCACGAACGCCCAGCCCGTGGCAGTCACCATTCACTACTCGGAGATCGCCTAAATCATGTGGATCAGACTTGGAAACCCATCACCCCGCGAGGGGTACCGCGAAACCCCGGACGCGGAGGACATGTCCTACCGCGATCTGGCTGGCCCGACTGTCACGACGTTGATGCCGCCGGATGGCATGCCGTTGCCGGAGTTGTATACGACGATCACGATCGTTCCTCGTGGTATCTGGTTTGAGCACGCGCGGTTGGGTAGCGCCCCGGAGTGGGTGGCGTCCGACGATGCGGACACGCAGGCGGGCTTGGCGTTGCTGTTGGGCTGTGCTGCTGGGGAGCCTGTGGGCTACTTGGCGGCGGACAGTGCCAATGCGGCGGCGGATAAGGACATGCCGGGTCTTGACCATACGGAGGTGATCGCGTGACGCGCGTGGCGACGGGACGGACTCATCAGGCGAAGGTGATGGCGGATACCGCCTCGACGGGGACCGGCACGTATGCGGCGGCGAACTTCTTGGCGCTCAGTCCCACGGCGGCCACGACGCTGGACACGGACACGTCGCTGGTGGGTGAGTTCACGACCGGCACCCTTGTCCGGGCGCAGGCTGTGTTCACCTATTCGGCGGGCGCGTCGTCGTACACGTTGACGAAGACGTTTACGTCGGATCAGACGGTGACGTTGAATCGTTATGGCGTGTTCAATGTGGTGACGGCGGCGACTGGTTCCCCGTCGTTTCTGGGGTCGATCCCGTCGCCTCCGGCCCTGGTGTCGGGGGATCAGGCCGCGGTGACCGAGACCGTTTCTATCTAGACTGATGGGTGCTTCGTTCACTGCGCCGGGGGCGTTCACCTGGGTGTGCCCCGCTGGCGTGATCGGCGTTGTCGCGGACTGCTGGGCGGGCGGTGGCGGCGGTGCGGGTGGCACGACGCTGTTCGGTGGTTCCGGTGGGCGCGGCGGTAACTGGGAACGCAAGACGCAGGCCGTCACGCCTGGTGTGACGTACAACGTGAACGTGGGTACGGCCGGTGTTGGTGGTGCGGCTGGTGTGGCGGGGGCCGGGGGGGGGG